TCACTCTATCTTTGCGTTAGGCCATCGCGTTCGGGCTTCAACCAAGGCTTCGGCATGAGTCATTGGCTCACCGATCATTGTGAAGGGACCGTACCCTGTCACGGACACTGTCCAGTGACTGCGTCGGGCTTCACCATCGTTGGCCGCCACTTCGACCATCAGCTCCAAACGGTGCAACTTGATATAGCGGCGCTCCTCCTGTGTCAGCCTGATAGATGGCCAGACGATTAAGCGGTTACCCACCACCTTGGCACTGAACCCGCGATCACGGAGATAGTCGATAACTTTCATCAGAAGGCCTCCGCGTCGGATTCATCGAAGACCATGTCCGGCGAAGTACCGGTGTTGTCGGGGGATAGTTGCCGACTCGAAGTCCTGCAAGTCCCAATGTCCTGCTCGGGGTGAACGTCTGGCAGGACATCAGGACTTGCAGGACATTGCTTCGATAACTTTCTCCCGATACCCCATTTCACCGCCCCCCCAGATTTACCCAGAGACTTGCACTCGATGCCTATCTGCCGAAGAGCGGGAGCAGCACGTCGCAGGGCGTCCCCTAGCCCCTTAGCGGAACGGGGCCACGAATCGCAGCCGGTTGGACGGTACTGTTCCAGGGTACGCAGAATATCCTTTGCCGGGGCGGTCACGCCGTGCGGACGCGCCTCGACCAGTTCCACTACGGCGGCAGCTACCGGGCTAGCGTCAATGGTGCGAGCCAGACTTTCCTGCCGACTGGCTTTGAACTCGCGCAGGAAGTCCTCGGGCTCATGACCTGCTGCGGCGGCGACAGCCATACCGAGGCGAGCAAATTCAACCAGCCGCGGACGATCGTCGGCGGGGATTTGCATCTGCGGCAACAACTCCAGCGCCTTGGCGAATATATCCAGCAGCGCCCCCAGCAAAGACGGACGCTCGGCTTCGTACTCCCGCCAAAGGTCTGTTACTTCCAGCCGCTCGCTGATAACCGGCGTCTCGATGGTGATCGTTCTGTCCACCAGATCTTGCGCCGTGACTGCCGCAGATATGCCGTTCAGCACGACGGGGCGCTTCACGCTGATAACACTTTCGTCGGCATCCGAGTACAGCTTGCGCTTGGCAAAGCCGCCTCCGGTTGCCAATACGCACATGGCATCCTGAGTTGCTGCGGGCAAGTGCGAGACGTTCTCCAGGCTCACTACCGCACACACACCAGCTGAAACGAATAGGTCCTCCGACGACCTCGGAGCACTGCGCAAAGGGCAGGAATTCGGATCAATGAGCTGGCGCAGCGCTGTTTGTGTCGTGCTCTTCGCACTACCCTGCTCGCCCAGCAGCTCCAGCACTGGATAAGGCGTATCAGGACGCAGGCATTCGATCAGCCAAGCCAGGGCCAGCAGACGGGAGCCGTGCGGGATGTTCGCCACGTGCCAAAGTTGCTCGATCGATCCACCTGGAACTGGAGCTGGAATCGGCTGCATGGATTCAGGTCGAACGAACATGGCCTCGGGTGACTCGGCGATCTCCCACTTACCCGGCCGAATGCGAACCGCTCGGCTACTGCCTAGTACAGCCAGGTCGAGAAAGTAATCACCAGCGGCACCAGCAGTGCGCAGGTGTACCTCCTGACAGTCTCCATGGAATCGGCCGAGGCCGCTCAGGGTGCCCAGCGCCTCCCGGACCGATTGATCTCGGGGCGCCTTTCCGCTGTCCGAGTAAAATCCGGCGACCAGTGCATCTCGGAACTGGCGCGCGGCTAGATTACGCACTTCGCCCGTCGTACGATCCCGGGCGAAGACGTCCTTGTTTTCATCGTGGAACAGCTCGAAGCGTTGCTCCACGAACTTCACCAGTAGAGACGCCTGGCTCTGCTTTTCCTCGGCATCATCACCGGGCTCGAAGTGTTCCTCGACTGGCTGCTGATCGTCGTCTTCGAACTGCTGATTGCAGGGAGCATCCACCATTTGCAGCAGTTGCTCGACGGTGCCACCCGCGTCCAACCAGTCGGACACGTCGCCCTTCGGCAGCAACCCTGGAAGGCAGAGCACGCGAACTTCGGCCTCTGCCAGACTCAGCGCCCGACAAACCTTGTCAGCGTGCTTATGTCCCGGTTCGTCGTTATCCGCCAGAATCACTACGCGGCGGCGCGCAAAGGGTTCATTGAGAGCATCAGGCCACTTGCCAGCGCCACCGGCATTGCAGGTTGCGACCAGCCCCAGCGATTCCAGGCGAAGAACGTCCTTCTCGCCCTCCACGACAAACACTGGCGTATCCCACGGCGCGTCCAGCAATTGCGGCAGATGGAAGAGAACCTGACGCACGCCCTTCACCGACCACAACCAGCCACCTTTTCCGTCGGGGCGGCACTGGCGAAAGTCCTTTGGCTCGAAACGGACAACCTGATACAGAACGTTGCCGTCCTCGTCGGTGTAGTCATAACGAGCCGACACTTGGCCCCTGACCGGAAGGACATCAGGACTTTCAGGACTTGGGGCCGGATGTTTTTCTTTTAGGCCGTGCTGCTCAAGCCAGGCCATTTGCTCGGCCCGATTTGTGATGCCGGTTTCCCTGGCAATCAAATCCAACACGCCGCCACCGCTTCCGTCTTCGTGCGAGTGCCATACCCCCTTTTCCAGATCAACAGATAACGAGCCATGTGCTCCGAACCGAAGCTCGGTTTGCTTGCTCATTGCGGTATTTGGCTCGCCAAGAAGGTACCGGGCTACTGGCCCAATCATGGATTTCAGCCAAGCCGATCCCGCCGGCGCATGGGCGCCGTTTTGACTTTTCATGGGTTACACCCCGCGCTGCTTGGCTTTGCGCCAGGACCAATTAGAAGGAGACGGGAAGGAATCAACGTGCAGGGCGGCCATTACGCGAAGCTTCCAGGAAGCTGTAAGCGATGATGAATGGCTCATACTGCGTCTCTCGCTTCAATCTTGGTCCGTAACCAATCCTCCACCTCAGCCAAGACGTAATACGCAGCAGCCTGGCGGGTGTCGCCGTCTTTGATCGGCTTCGGGAAGGTCGGGTCTTTCTTGCGGAGCTTGTCCAAGCCCGAGCGGGATAGGTCCAACCAGCGACACAGCGCTGGCTGGCGGATTAGAACTTTTGCGGGAGTCGTTGCAGGGTGCATTTGAGCGCCTCCGTATGGGTGACGCTCTTTATTATTCACACGCTGAAAGTAAAATCTTTCTAGAGTTATTCCGCTTTTTTAGAAACCCTTTCCCCGAGTTGCTTCTTGAATCGATAGTAGGCGGCCCTCGCCGTTTCGTATGAGACCGAATGCCACTCTGAAACCACCTGCAGGGCATCCGTGATCACAATATGCTCATCGTTCGCCAGATTCGTCGCGTCACAGTAAATGGCCAGATCACGCTGATATCGTTTCTCTTTGGGTGGTAAATCCGCTTTTCCTGGGCTGATTATTTCCTCGTCCCAGGCACCGCCCATCAATACTTTGCAAAAGGTATCCGCCAACCACTGGAGTATCCAAGGCTCGACCTGTTCGCCCCTGTAAACCCGGCTAATGAAGCGATCGAGCATCGAAAAATCAAAAAAAGAATGGTCCTCTTTCGACGAAGTCCTATCCCTTACCCGAGCGAAAAGCTCGTCCAGATCATCGTTCGCAGAAGGGTCCCATGCCAAGACAAGCTTCCGAGGATCATCCTCGTCAGGCACAGCCTTCCAGCGATCAGTCCCTGACTCAGCCATTTACACCCCCCCGCGCCATCACAATGCCCTCTTCAATGTCCCGATGTGCAAAATCATAGGGCGTGATGTGCTTTTCCCGGTTGGCGTCCAGGTAGTCAGCCCACCACGTCATCATCAGCCGACGCTCTTCCAGGTGCTCAGCCTTGTGGATATAGGCCGCGCGCACGCCGTTGCGCTCTTGGTGACTCATTTGCCGCTCAACCGCGTCACGCGACCACAGTCCGGACTCGGCCAGAGCGGAACAGGCCATAGTGCGGAACCCGTGCCCGCAAACCTCTATCTTGGTGTCGTACCCCATGCGGCGCAGTGACTTGTTTACGGTGTTCTCCGACATTGGCCGCCAGTGGTAGTGATCTCCTGGCAGCACCAGCTCACAACGACCGCTCAGCCGGCGTATCTGTTCCAGCACCTCAAGCGTCTGGCGTGACAACGGGACAAGGTGCGGCGTCCCCATCTTGGCGCCTCGGTGCGAGCTCTTGACGCCCTCGATTGGTGCCCGTTCGCCGGGAATCGTCCACATGCTCCGGGTAAAGTCGAACTCAGACCAGCGGGCAAAGCGCAGCTCACTAGAACGAATGAACACCAGTAGAGCGAGGCTTACAGCAAGACAGGTAAGCGGTCGTCCGGTGTCAGCCTCGCAGCGTTGCAACAACTCCGGCAACCGCTCAAGGGGCAAGGCCGGGCGGTGTTTGGTCTTGCGGGTGGCAGTCCCGCCCACCAGATCAAGCGCCGGGTTGTATTCGATAAACTCGCGCTGAACGGCGATTCGCATGATTCCGGCGATGCGCTGGCGCAGTCGCCCAACCACATCAAGCGCGCCGCGCTTCTCTACCGCCTTCAGACAGGCCAGCAGGTCGCGGGTTTTCAGGTCGGATACAGGGCGTTTGCCCAGCATGGGGAAAAGATCAACCTCAATCTCTTTCAGCACCCTGACCGCGTGATCCTTCGACCATTTGCCGGCCATGCTGGCGTGCCATTCCAGAGCCAACGCCTCAAAGGTGTTCCCCGCCTCATTGGCCGCCTCGATCTTTGCTTGCTTGGCGCTCTCGATGGGGTCTTGGCCATGCGCCAGCAACTCGAGTGCATCGGCTCGACGCGCGCGGGCGGCTTTCAGACCGAGAGCCGGGTAGTTGCCGAACGTTGCCAGACCAGGCTTACCGCTTGGCTTTTTATACTTGAAGCGCCAGACCTTGGTGCCGGTAGCCTTTACAAGCAAAAAAAGCCCTTGCCCGTCGAACAGGGTGTAGTCCTTTGCGCGGGGCTTGGCGGCCTCGCATTTGGGGTCGGTAAGGGGGGTTACGGTGCGCGCCATAGGTATACGCCTCGATATCGAACCGATATATACCTAAACGTATACCTAAATCGTGGAGCTGTACAGGAACACACGGGGATATTCAGACACAAAAAAACCGGCTATAAGGCCGGTTTCTCTAGGTTTCAGGTGTTTACGGGAACATCTGAAATCATACTATTGGTGCCCGAAGCCGGAATCGAACCGGCACGCCCTTACGAGCGGGGGATTTTAAGTCCCATGCGTCTACCAGTTTCGCCATTCGGGCGGTAGCGCGGTGTTGCAATCTGAAAGGCTTGAATTGCTTGAGCCGTTTCAGCGCCTTGCGGCAAGGGGGTGAAATATATACATCCCCTACTCTTGAAGCAAGTTCGTTGGCGTCAAATTCAAGACTGGATGTCGAGTACGGCCACAAACAAAAAGGCTCCGTAAATCATCGATCTACAGCGCTATTTTTATAAGTGGGAGCAACTGCCAGAACCGAACCGGTGCAGATGGCGCCGCATTCCACTGATAAAACCAGATATTTCAATAGGTTACCACAGCAAAAACGGCGTAACCATCTGATTTTAAAAGGCTTGTAGCTGGGCGAACAGGCGAAGACAGATTTGCCCAGCCAGTGTAGGGATCGTGACGCCACTAACCCCATGGGCCAGCGAAGTCGAAGAGGCAGGCCAAAGGCCAAACTGCGAAGGCGCGATCAGCTAAACGCGAGGACAATAAAGAGACAGAGCCGCATCGCTCTTCCGGACTTTTCAACGAGGGATTATTCAAAGGTGCCACAAGATCACCAGGCGTAATGCCTGATAAATTGGCGCCCACCCTGACCAGCTGTTGGCCGTTCAGCATTCCATCGTAAACACACCTGGCCGGGCAAGCGCGACCACTCTATCCAGAGCGGTCGCGCATGTCTCGAAGACAATTCTGAAGAAACCTGAACGGCTTGAAGAAGCCTGGACGATAGTAGGCCGCCACCTGTGCCGTGGCGACGCCACCAGGCGAGAACGACTTGGTCAAGGGTGCCATGACGAAGCGGTTGTGCCTTGAGCACCCTGGTCGTGCTGGAAGGCTGCCTGGTGATCGGACGGGCCAGCGTATAGACAGAAGCATTCGAGGCGGGGCTGGTGATGCTGCTTATCCAACTCGGCGAACAGAGAGCGGCACTTTCCTTAACCACCAAGCCAGTCTCTTGAACAGGCAGCGATAGCGAGGCGGTGGATGGGACTCCATTGACTCGCACATGCGGCAGGAACCGTTGGCCAGGGCAAGACGGATCAGCCGCATGACCTTAGCGCTTTAAAACACAGCTGGAAGATGTGCCCAAGCGCAACGAGTGACCGCCGCCTCGGCGAGCAAGCGCATGTCATCTGTCAGGTTCGATAGCCAGACCTTCGCGCCGTTGGAGCACCTTTACCCCAGATTGAAAATCTCGATGCAGAACCCACATGAGCGAACATTGATAAAACAGCAAAAACAATTGACTCTGACACTAACTCTACCACTCGTCGGAACCGTCACTTCATAAAGGTGGAGGTACCTTGCTTTTACCTGTTTACAGGCTTGACTGTATTCCTATCTATGATCGAAGGAGGAAACGAAACATATCAGCTCAAGAAACTGACACAACTCTTGACACCGATATCAATCGCCTTTGCCATCAATACTCCACGACATCTTCAATGAGTTAACCTAACTACTGTTTTCTCGTAGCAGTGGCAAGTCTGCAATTTGATTTTGAATAGGGAGCCAACTCATGGAATGCACAATCAAAAAGGAATATGAACATGAGCATCACAGTCACAAACGGAGCAAGCGCAGTAGTTAACGTGGCAATCAGCACATGGGAGAAAGACGGCAGTGACGCTTACTACCCATTAGAGCAAGGCAGCGGTGACACCTGGAAACGTAGTGACCCAAGGGGTTACTTGATGGCCATACAGGATAAATCCCAAACAACTGAATACTACGTCTCCTGCAACAGTGCAATTGTCATCGAAGACAACCTCGTAAAGGATCACGGCCGAACTCTTAACCCAGTCGCTGCGGCCGGGAAGAAAAAAGTGGCAAATGCGTAATACCTAGCAGTAAGCGCATATATAAAATGGCCAGTATCGTACAAGATGCTGGCCATTCCCGTAAAAAAGTAAACCACTCATCCGACTAGCGACCACCAGACGCCCTCATATTTAGTTGAGTTCTTATGTCTCAATACACCTAGACAAAAGCACTTCACTACTTGCCTCTAGAAACTTCTTTGCGATAACGCCTGGTACGCAACAAAGCAATCAGTCCTTGATCACCATCGTCAGTAATTCTGATAGTTCGTTGAACATCCGGCCAGACACGCCAGGTGCGTGCAGCCCTATGAATCACTCCACTGACGCCGGAGACAGTAGGTACATTGGTGCGACGGGTTGGACCTACTCATCACGGGAAGACGGATAAGGGATTGCGCATTTTGCTGGAGATAGCAGGCAACAAAATAGCCTCGATGAACTCACCCAAGAGATTTCTGGGAGGACAAAGCACCACGGAACCCAGCCCCCCATTAAAAGCGGTGGAACACCTGCTTCCCTCCAGCCAATAAAAAACCCCGTAGATCATTGATCTACGGGGTTTTCAGTTTGGAGGCCGAAGTCGGAATCGAACCGGCGTAGGCGGATTTGCAATCCAGATAAAATCTCAATATTTTCAATAAGTTAATGATACATCCGTTCCGCAAGCACCATTCTTTAGAAAGGCTGGGACCCACGGCCTACACGGGTCATGGTTTTGATTGCGGAACTGATTTCGTAGGCGCTCCTAGCGGCTTAGAACCCAGTGACAGCCGCCGCCCTACAAGCACCTAGCTCAACCCCCGCGCCAAGAGACGAACCAGTTCAAATCGATCCAATGATGAATTGGACACATTTTTCTTAAGGCCCTCAAGAATAAAGGACCACAGACCAACCAAAAGCCCCATGTACCAATTTTGTACCAATCAAAGCCACAGCTATACGTGCACATCACTAGTCTAAAGCTAGTAAACACCGCAGGTACGCACGATCACATTGCTAGCCCTACCCGCCTTCCTCACTATCAACCGAATCCCCTTATACCATTGGGCTAGGCGTATCCCGGCGCTTACAGATTCCGGCTTTACCCTAAATTGCACCCCGATACCACGCCGCCCTCTGAGCCGTCGTTGCGAGCTTTGAAAAGCCGGGACGTAAGGCCAGCACTGGTGTGGCCTGCTATCCGACAAAGAGCTCTCGGAAATGGTCGAAGAAATTGAAGAAACGAGGCTTCCAAAAATAGAAGCCCGACTATACTAATTTTGACCAATTTCGGTCGAACAAGGAAGTCAACAACATGTCTACTACTAAAATTACGTTAGATGCGATTTCTGCAATAAATCTGACGAATCTTTCAGAAAGTGGCAGCGGGGCGATACCGGTAAATCTGGCGACCGGTAAGTACGCAGTCACGCTATCGGAAGATACGATGCAATTTAGGGCGGGCCTTTATGTACAACAGGTCATTCTTTTCAGTACAACTCCGTCCAAGGATGGAAACTATGAAAAATGGTTCTATACGGTTAACACGTCGGAAGGAACGGTAATTAAAGTTGACGGTGACTATCCGGTTTATGTTTTTATCGTAGATCATTACACTGTCCGCGATAACTCTGGAAGTACGACGGTAACGTTCACTCCCGTTTAATACGGAATAGATCGAAAAGGGGGACTGTTTTATTTACAGCCCCCCTGCTCCAAGCCCCAAAACGCCTGGCACCTTCCTGATAAACTCAGCGCACCATACCCCCCGCTGGCTGCACTCAAAGCGACAGACACTCCATCCCCTTGAACCCAACCACCTAGTCCGAGCCCTCTCACCGCTTCTCCGCGCCCCCCATGATGGATTGAGGCCATATAGCGTACAACCCCCAAATAACAAGGGCTGCGCGGCACTACCTTGTCCCCCGTACCAATTTTGTACCATCCTGCTAACAGCTCAGCTAGGTGCAGGATCTGACCTCCTCTGCTCATCCCTGCCTGGACTAATTGACTAGCGGGACGAAGCATGATGGCATCAGGCTAACCCTCTGTCAGAGACCGAGCCAATGCCTGAATCGTTCTTCAAATACACGACATACACGACCGCCAAAATTGTGCTCGAAAACCAAACACTTCGTTGGAGCACACCTGCAACCCTGAACGACCCATACGATATTCAATTCAACCTTCAGATTAACTTTGATCGCAACAAAGTCCTTGAAGATTCACTTAACAAACTATGGAAAGCATTCACAGGCAAACGTGCCGGCCATCCCCAAAGTCGGATGACCGCCGCGATTAACCTCATGAGACCACTGCTCCAAGGAATACCTAAGGAGCATTTTATGCGTCAAATGGAAGATGGCATTAAACAGTCATTTGCATCAATGGACAAAAATATCCACGAGGCTTATCGCTTAACCCGGGAACAGCTCGCTACTACTAAAATTCTATGCCTAACTGATTCACCTACCAATCAGTTAATGTGGGCGTATTACGCCGACAGCAATAAGGGGGTAGTACTTCGCTTTCAAGACGAGGCGGGAGCAGACAGCCCATATCGAACAGCTCGACAAATGTCTTATAAACGAGACATCCCCATGCTTTTCGAAGAAGACGAGCTGTCGGATTTTTTGGCCGGCCTAGTCATATTCGACCAAACCAAAAGAATTGACGCACTAATTTATACAAAATCTGATGCTTGGCAACATGAAAATGAATGGCGAATTTTTGCTGGTGACGGGCGCGAGAAACATGCGCCCTACGAGGATATAGCGTTCGGAGCCAGGGAGCTTACCGGAATTGTTTTTGGCTGCCGCATGCCTCTCGAGCAACAAGAAACATTAAAAAATATAATTGAGCGCCGCTATCCACACGCAGAAATATTGAGGGCAGCGCCAGCCGACCACTCCTTCCAGTTGGAACTTCACCCATACAAACCAGCTTGATAAGCCCAGAAAGCAGCACAACCCACCAATTGAAAGCGACACCAAGGAGCTACAAATGAGCAGCACCGATTTCTTTAAGAAACCAGACCAACAAATTGAATCTGCCCGGGATAACAAAATAGCTGCAGAACATATTTCCAAAACCAATCTCGACTATCTTGCCGAAATTATTTTGCGCATAAAACCAGTAGCAGAAGGGTATGCATCAGAACTCAAGCAACGTGAGATAATGGTCGACCTGAAAAGCTCCAAGCACAGCATCACATTCAGCATGAAGTACAAAGATGGAGGACACCACTCTTTGACGCTCGGCAGCTCCCATAGCGATAATCGTATAGAAATTACGGGCAACTACACAAATGACGATGGTAGGCCCTATTCATCGACCGACGGCAAGTCTTACGACCAGACCAACTGGTCAGATGACATTTACAAAGAAAAGCTTGAAAAATGCATTGAAGACTTTATTTTCTATGCATCCCGACACGGCGGGATATGATGTCTCTTCCTGCGCGACTCTGATGATTCCTGCTAGTGATGTGGAGCGGAATGGTGTCCAAGAGCCCGCAGATTGAAGTCAGCGATCGCCTGGAAGAGCGATTCGGCTAGGACACGGAGACGCTCTACTTGTTCGTCCGAGTCGCCCGCTGCTTGTGCCTCGTGATATCACCGCATCGCATCAACAGCCTCTAGCATCAGAGGATCATGTTAGAGGCTTTCGTTGCCATTCCTTCAACTCCGCGACCGCAGGAAGCATTGAGTCTAGCCTATTGACCGATAGGGATTCGAACCCGACCGAAGGACTCGGCAGGCCGCGATAGACCTGTATTTGCTGGGTCAAAAAGCAGTACTTGTGGGCTGTCGCGGCCTATTTAGGCCCCAGCTATGCCCTAAATTTGCCCTAACCGCTGCTCCGTTTTACTCGCATATTTACCCCTACAGTAGGTTGCACACCTCCACACTTGCCATTATCTTGCCAGCAACCTCCATGCGCCATCATCGAAGGACCTCTCATGGCTGCTACCCATAAAATTGCCCCAACCAACCCCCGCCTATCGTCGCTCCTTTCAGATGTGGCACGCGGCAACATCAAAATTCCCGTCTTCCAGCGAGAGTATGTTTGGTCCGATGAGCAGATTATGAGCCTGTTGGACTCCATTTACCGTGGCTATCCAGTCGGCTCGCTACTGTTATGGTCTACTAAAGAAAAGCTTAATCATGAGCGAGATGTCGGGGGATTTAAACTTCCGATAACACCCGAAGATTATCCCGTCAACTATGTTCTAGACGGACAGCAGCGTTTAACAACTCTTTACGGCGTGTTCAACTCTGACACCGATACTGCCGACCCTGAGCTCGCAGCACGTTTTAATGTTTCGTTCCTCCCTTCAACAGGCGAATTCATCCACACATCCATAGCCCCTAACAATTCGATTAATCTTCGAAACATCCTCGACACAACCAAACTACTCCCAGAGCTGGCAAGATTTGGTCAAGAGGAAGGCAAAACAATTGCCGAACTCACAGAGCGCTTCAAAGACTATGAATTTCCAGTAGTAACAATAAAAGACCGCACGAACCAAGAAGTTTGCCGCGTTTTCCAGAGAATCAACTCTTCAGGTACTAGTCTTAGCACACTAGAGTTACTCGCCGCCTGGACCTGGTCTGAGCAGTTTGACCTCCGGAACGAAATCGAACAGCTTCTAGATACGCTCGCCGATAAAGGTTTCGAGCAGATTGAAGAATCACTGCTTATGCGATGCCTAGCAACCATCACTCTTAACAGAATTGACGCCGACGAACTGGTGGACGTGCCGGCCGAGCAGCTAATTGAAGGGATGTCAAAACTCAAACAGGCTATGTTCTGCTGCACCGACTTTCTTGAAAAACAGCTTCACATCAAGAACTTCGTGTTCATCCCATTCCCAATTATGCTCGTACCTCTCGTCACCTTCTTCTCTCGTACACTGAAGCCCAATGCACTGCAAGTTATCGGCCTCAAAAAGTGGTTTTGGCATTGCGCCTTCACGCAAAGATACAAGGCCGGCACCAACAAGCAGGTCTTGGCAGACATTGATAAGATGGAAAAGCTTTCTAATAACGAAACCCCCTTCGATGACTTAGATGACAAAATTGAAAGCAACCTTTTCAAGAAGTCTTGGCGCATCAATACCACGGCTGCAAAAACTACAATCTGCTTACTGGCCCAACTTCAGCCCAAGAGTTTTCTGAACGGTCAGAACATCGAACTCGGGACAACTCTAGCATCTTACAACTCTCGCGAATTCCATCACATTTATCCAAAATCGTACTTACTTGGGCAGGGCATTGGGTTCCACGAGTCAAATATCATAGCAAACATCTGCTTACTTAATTCCTCCGACAACCGAACCATATCCGACAAAGCCCCAGACGCGTACTTTGGAGAAATCAACGAGGCGATTAAAGCGATAGTCTTTGAGGCCGCGCTGATTCCAGAAGGTTTTCACAATGGCGATAGGCCCTATGCAGACTTTATTAATGCAAGGGCTGAGTTATTAACAACGGCCGCAAGAAACCTTATCAAAAACGGCACACATCCGTAACAAGACGTTCAGATAGTTACTTTAACTGCGTTCGAGCATTAACAAAAGAATGCGCTCAACCTATGTTTATCGAAGTTGAGCGCCTTTTTTAATTCGTCAGTGCCGAGCGAAGCTAGCTTAGGATGCTTCCTTTATGATCAAGAAATTACTGGCATTATTGCTTCTTTCACAACTGATGGCATGCTCGAACCAACCATCCAGCGCCTACGAAAGCGGCTGGACAAACAGCACCAATGAAAATGCATACGCAACCTGCGGCGTCTATCGGGTTAAGAAAGGGATGCAAGATCCAAGCGTGATGCAGCGCCTGGTCACATCTCGAGCACTCTCAATCGAACAAGCCCAGCGGGCCATTAGGGCAAACGTGCAAGCAGGCGATCCAGAGTGTCTGGCCTATGCAGCATATGGATTAGATCGATACAAGATCATCATCCAAAAAAACTCCAAGGGGGAAGATATTGGAAAAACAGCGATCTATCGCTGCACTCAAAGTGACGTTCCGTGCCCTGGAGTTGCCGTTGGTTTTTCAGATGGTAAAGTGACCAGCACGACCATCACAAGTGATTGAGCGCACTTTGCAGCGAGGATGGCCACTCCCCTTATTCAGCCTCCAGACCTTTAACTGAGTCAGTTGGACAGAGCTCTAACATAAGCCTGACACGCCGCTAACGCGATCAATCCTTGGTCGCCTTCTCCGGTGATTCCGACAATTCGTCGAGCATGCGCTGGGTCAAGTTGGGCACGTAGGGCTCCATCCACCAGGCCTCCGGTGCCGGCGGGCGCTCGCATCCCACCGTCACAACTCGAGGTGGCAACGGATCCGGCGTCGAGTAGGACTGACAGCCGCAGATCAGCAGTAGCCAGCCGATCACGTAAACGAGCCTGGGCTTGTTGAGCATCGTTCATCTCCTTCCAGTGGGTTTGGTCCTGCGTCTGCAGGCGATCTTCCAGCGCGCGCCGGGCCTTCTGCTGAACGTCCAGCTGGCCGAGCGCCGCCTCTGCAGCACCCTCACGCTCTCGACTGTGCGCCAGGTCTTTTGCCGCAACCTGTTGCTCATACCCTGCCGCTTGCCTTTCCAGTTCATCGGCCTGCCACAACCACGCGAGGCGCGCACCAACTGCAGCGCCGAACACCAGGGCCAGCACGCCCCATCTCCAGTCCAGGGACATCAGATCAGCACCTGCTCGGCACGCTTGTAGATCGCCATGCGGTCATCCAGCCCGTTGAGTCCGCCGTTGATCCGCCGGGTGATGGCCTCGAACGCCGACGGCCCCTTGTCGGCCAGCGAGTTGAGGCCGGCCAGGTGCCAGAACCAACCAGCCGAGTCGGCAGCATGCTCCGGACGCTCGAGTAACTCGGGATGGTTGAGCAGATCGAGGCCCAACGCTTCGCCGCAACGCTGGTAGTTGGCACGACCGGTCACTTGAATCAGGCCACGGCCGCGATACTTTTGGCCGTCGCCGTCGGCTTCGAGCGTGTTGCCCAGCTGCGCCGCGAGCTTACCGGTGTCGTACTTGGCCAGGTACTGATCGCCGCCCAACTCGCGGACGTAGCGCAACTGGCCAGACTCATGGCCGACCTGGGCCAGGAACGCACGCTTGCGCAACGGGGTGACAACGCCCCACTTCACCATCGCCGCGTTCAGTACGGGAAGAAAAACGCCGGCTTGAGTGCCGGCGTTGGGGAGGATCTGTTGCAGCTGCTTGAGAGTGACAGTCATCTTGAATCTCCTGCTGTGGCCACTCAGGCCGGTTTCACATCGACCACCTTCAGTGGCTTGTCGGATTTCTTTTTCTTGCCCTTGGCCTTCGCTTTGCCCTTCTTGCCGCCGTTGCACTCCACCGCGGTCGACCAACCGGAGGCATCGAACGTCTGCTCGACGCTGTCGACCAGGTACTGACCATCCAGCCCCACCTTGAAACCCTGGGCATTGATCAAGCGCTCGGCGAACAGGTCGGTACGCCCGGGCATCTGCAAGCGCACGCTGGCAGTGGTGCGGTTGAATGCCGCGAGCTTGGCTTTGGCCGCCTGTTCGGCTGCGGACTTGTTCGGGTAGATGTGCCGATCGGTGTGCACGCCCGGCAGACCGGACGGGGCGTCGTCGTTACCCAGCTCGACCACCGCCAATTTCCCGGTCTTCTTGTCCTGGTGCTGGGTCTTCACGGCCTTCTGTGCGCTGCGATCCCCGAGGCGGAACTGCCACCGGCTCACGTCTGCCGGCGTGATAGTGACCACGCCAAAGGCCTTGCCGCTGGCACCCTGGCTGGCTTCACGGGGCAGGACCAGCAGCTTGCCGTCCGCGACTTTCGCGGTGCAGTCGTATTGCTTGGCCAGGCGGGTGATGAAGTTGAAGTCCGACTCGTTACGCTGGTCGACTCGGTCGACCTTCGTCTGCACGGTGCAGGCCGGTGCCCAGCCGTTGCGGGCCGCAATGTCGCGGACGATCTGCGACAGAGGCACGCCCTCCCAGCTGCCGCTGCGCGTGGTCTTACCGCTGCCGCGCATGTCACTGGCCTTGCCCCGGATGACCATCTCGCGCGGCGGCCCAGAGACTTCGATCTCGTCGACGGTGTACCGCCCGAGGCGGGCCAGCGCCTGCCCCGCATAGCCCAGGTAGACCTCGATCCGCGCGCCTCGAGCGGGCAAGGCGACCGCTGCATCGCGGTCATCGATCCGCAGCTCGAACTCGTCGGAATCCATCCCAGGCTTGTCGGTCGTTCTCAGCAGCAACAACCGGTCATTGATCAGCGTCGTGATGTCCGCGCCATCAGCGACGATACGAAAGGTGGGTTGCATAGGCACTCCAGAATGAAAGAGCCCCGCACTGGGCGGGGCTCGTTGAGGGCTGGAGGGTTACCCCCACAGCTCGATGGTTTCGATCGATGGCGCAGCAAGGTCGGGCAGCACGATCACCACCCCGGTGCGGTAGGGCTGCGGCTCATCGGCCAGCCCCGGATTCTCCTGCAGCACCCACTCGACCGTGCCGTTAAGGTGCCAGTAGTGCTGGTAGCACAGGGTGTCGAGCAGATCCCCCTCAGACGTTCTGCATGTCGTTGCCATACTTCACGAACTCCAGTGAGAAACCCTGCTTGCGTGGGATGCCGCCCGCCAACAGCGCGCCCTGCTCTTCATCGACGCTCAGCAGGCACCAGGTGCCGAGTACGTCACCGTAACCGGTGACCAGGCTTACCGGTTGCAGCCGGCGGGCGATAGCGCGAAGGGTGTCCAACTGCTTGATCCCCCCCTTGAAGCCGGGATAGATCACCCCCTTCAGCGTCATCTTGTCCTCGCCCTGCCCCACCGCCTGTTGTGCGATATCCCGCGTCAGGCGCTCCTGTCCAGCCCAGCGCACTGACGTCTGCCGCCGCAGCTCGTCGAACGCAGCGGTGTCCAGGTTGAAGTAATACGGCTGCAGATTGGCATCGAGCGGCTGCAGGATCAGCAGGTGTGGAAAGGGCTTGATCGCCTCGGCCGCCGGAGTCGCCAGCGATGCAAGCGCGCTGGTCGGCAGGATGTTGGCCAACGACGGGCTAACCTGGCCGGCTATCCGATTGATTACCGCCGACGCCTTGCCGGTCTGTTCCTTCAGTAACCCCCCAGGTCGTGGCCCAGTACCGCGATGCCCGAACCGCAAAGGTCAGAGCCAACCGCGAGATTGCCCTGCTCTCCCACATGTTCACCATCGCCCGCGAATGGGGAATGACCGACAAAGCCAACCCATGCTTTGGCTTACGGCGCAACAAGGAGACGCCACGGGACTACTACGTGAGCGAAGTGGTGTGGGACGCTGTGTATGCCCAGGCCGTCCAGGAGCTGAAAGATGCTATGGATCTGGCTTACCTCACCGGTCAACGCCCGGCTGACGTACTCAAGGCTGCCAAAACAGACTTGAGTGACGGGTTCCTCCGCGTTGGCCAGGGTAAGACGGAAAAGCGCTTGCGCATTCTCCTCGAGGACGCCGGCAAGCAATCCGATCTTTGA